AATCTTCGACAAACTGAACGATGCTATGAATCCTCAGTTCGCTGACGAAGACCCAATCAATCCATTCGACTTTTGGGAAGGCGCTGACTTCAAACTAAAGATTCGTCAAGTAGAAGGCTATCGCAACTACGACAAATCTGAGTTTGCCACTCCTGCTCCAATTTCTAACACTTATGGTGAAGCACTGTTTGATGAAGATATGGTAGCAACTTGGAACAAACAGCACTCCCTAGCCGAAATTGTTGATCCTAAAAACTTCAAGTCTTATGCTGAACTTAAAGCTAAACTGCACAAAGTTCTGCAACTTGATGGTGGTTCACACGCACCCGTAGCGACCGCCGAGGACAGCAATGCGGGGATGGAGTTTCAGCCAAACTTTAAAGAGAGATCAGCACCCGCTGTCGCTCAGGCTGAAGCCCCATCCTCAACCACATCAGAGTCAACGGATGACTCTCTTGATTTCTTCAAGAGTTTAGCGGAAGACTAAGGTGATTGGTCAAAACTCAATCTAGGGTTTATGGGGTGCAAGGATGCGCCCCTTTTTTTAATTCAAAATAAGAGGTTGTTTATATGAAAATAAGTAATCGATTGATAAACTATTTCAACAGAAAGAAGTCAAAAAGTTCTGACAAGAATCATACACGATATCGCAATGATATCTGCAATCACTGGGACTTAGATTATGTTTCGGTGGAGCAACTTGAGGAACTTCTCAAGCAAGACAATGTAGAAACTACACTGACTCGCAAGAAAAGAGATATTGATTAAAGTGCTTGTGGGAATGGTAAGTGTGGCTGTATGTTTTGTAAAGAAGCGTCAGGACTTTGAATAATATTGTTTGTGATATTAGTGTCGCCACCACGAACTGAACTATTATCCACTTGATTGCCACCACTTATAACAGTATCACCACCGGCACCACTAAATCCACCGACCCGACCCAGAGGATTTCTCTCCATTGTATTGAGGTTGGTAGTCGATGATTCTTGTGATGCATCTGTGGGTAGTATCAAATCAGAACTCCCTGTAGGGGCAACATAACCCTCATCACCTGGCTTGAGAAAATATGTTCTTGTGCCTCTTCTGGTTTGCTCTGTGCGCTTATTTGGATTTGGTGGTGGACCGCCTAGTAGATAGTCCGCTACTTCTACACCAAGTTGATCGCCTAACAAGAAGCCTGCTATACCACCAACACCACCACCTACTAGATTACCAATACCCGGTATAGCTGAACCAAGTGCGACACCTGCGGCTGTACCCAATATACTACCACTAACACCACCTAGGGCTTCGATTAATAGTCTTTTGACTACTGATTCTGGCTCATCATTATAGATTGCATTTGCCACATTGTATAAGGCAGGTAATGAACTTACCACACCCGAAATTTTTAGAAGATTTAAAAATCTGCTATATTTTGCTAATTTCTCAGGGCTTAATGCTTTGTTTTTCTCTGCAATGTCTGCCGCAGTCATTTTTCCAAAATTACCCTGTATCACGTTACCGCCTGGTGATACATTAGCGCCGCTAGGTAGTCTATTAGGGGTTTTGTTCATATCTCGAACGCCATCAGCAAAGCCCTGTATCTGAGATGTACTAGTAAACTCTACCTTCGGTACTGCTCGGAATTTAGCCCTTTTTGTTTCAGCGGCCTTCTGTCTTTTTTTAGCTTCTTTTTCGTCTTCTTTCGCTCTTCTTTTATCATCTTTTTCTTGTTGCGCTTGTCGTTTTCTTTCTGCGTCTTCTTTAGCTTTCCTTAGTTTCTCGGCTCTTTCTCTTTCTTGTTTTGCTTGTAATCTAGCCTTTTTCTCTTCTACTCTCAATTCTCTTCGGACTAGTCTGGCCTCGTTCGCTTTGCCCAGAGCATACATACCACCAACGCCAGCGGCAGCACCACCTAGCATAGCCAAATCTTGACCTCTCCCCTCTAACCCCAGTTTTTCAGCAATAGCTTGTGCTAATCCCGCACTAGCCGCAGGTAACGCTAGATATCTACCAATAACAGGTACTAGACGAGCCATAATACCAAATACCAGAGGTCTGACGACCATCTCATCACTGATTGCGTCAGATACAGCTTGTTTTACTGGGGACTCATCTATCGGTGAATCACCCATGTTTAACATGACTTCAGATATACCCTTTGTGAACCCCTCAATAAATCCTACAATATTTGGTGCGCCCAATCCTAGTAAAGTCATTCGACCAAGTGCGCCAGCAACACTTGTGCCACCCTTACGTCTTTCAGCAGAACTTGCTCTCTGTCTATCTCTGACTGTATCTCTGGCTCTTTCTTTCTTCTCGAAGTCGTCTGTTACTCTTTGCTCAAGTTCCTTACGTTTTCTATCTTCTTCTTGCTCTTTTTGAAGTTCAGTAGTTTTCCTCTGAGTTCTTTGCATATCAGAAATCAACGCAGACTGATCCATCATCGTTCTATTTACAGAAGATAGTACATCGGTTATTTTGGAGTCATCTGCCATCTTACTTAGCCTTTATTATTTTCCGAACCATTGGTCGATTAAGTTTTTTCCGTAATACATAATGCCTAACCAGACAGTGAATAGTACACCGTCAAAATATGATAACGAGTTCCACGCTTCTACTGGGTCCATAATCTACTCCTACTTCTTCTTCATTGCTTGTGTGCCAAAGAATGCCGCAACGATACCGGCAACAGCGACAAAGTATGTCGGTGCCATATCACCTAGCGTTTCTTGTGCTTGATTTAATCCTGCGAGAGATGCTAGAACAACGGCAAATGGATATAACAACAAACCACCAAGAGCAAACCATGTCATGTTACGCTGTGCATCACGCATAGCATCAGCATCTTCTAGTTCCTTGCGTTTAAACTCAAGATACAACGCTTCTTCTTGCTTACTTACTTGCCCATCACCATTTGTATCAGCAGGGTGAAATACTTCTGCTTTTGTTTCTTCACTCATTTTATACTCCGTTATCGTTTTGATTTTTCTTCTGCTTCTTTAAGATAATCCACTAACATTTCAACATATAAGTCTCTTTCAAATGGTAATATATTTTCTATATCGGCAATACTATATTTATGATGTTGCGCCAATGAGAATAATGTTTTGTAGTAATTCCCTAGACTAGTATGACACAACATTAGAGAAAAAAAGTTTCTGTACCCTCCAGTAACATTTCTTTATCTTCGCCTTCTGAGTCTGTATACTTAGCAGTGTAACTCAATCTAGGCATAGTCTCGAAAAAGTTTTTAAGTTCTTCCATAGCACTTGATGGAAAACCATTAATAAACTCTTCAACTTCTTCTGCACTGTAGTCTGTCAACTTTGCAACTTCATCACCATTAACCACAGTTTCTATACACGAAGTCATAACACTAAATGCAGTATCAGCCGAAACATTATCCACATCATTTGAATTTAGGAACATATTAACTTCGTCTAATGCGGGGTATCGCATTATCAATCGCATATCTTCAGATACCCTGATCTCCTTGTTATGCCCTTCTGGAGTTACAAAACCTATATCGTCAATATTCAATTCAAGTGTTACTGGGTTGTCTGTATCTGGATCAATTAGAGTAAAGTTTATAATATTATTCACAGATTTCGCTCTAATTTGCAACATTAGATACTCTACATCAAACATCGGTAGAATATCTATGTCTAACGAGTCAACAATACAACTATTGATAATCTGCTTCATTGCCAACGATATCTGCTTGTTATCGCCAGACTCTTGCGCCATCAACAGTACCTTTTCTTCTTTAACTGTAAATGGTCTATATTTTATTGTCTCGCCAGTTGAGAATATTTTCGTCTCAAACAAAGGTAGATCGATTTTAGGTAACCCCATTGCACTTCTCCTATACTATAAAAATATTAAAATTTAATCGAACATATTGCTAATGTTTTGTATGTTATTTATTGAGTCCTGAATATTCGTTGGATTTTGAATACTCTGTATTGAATTAGTGAAACTATTAATTCTAGAGAACCATTTCAGCAGTGTACCTAAAGGTGGTTTGTTTGATTGAACTTTACCCTGTTGCGAACCAGTAACCTTTAATTCGTCATATGTAAACCCTACTGGTAACGCCATTACTTCTGCGGAGTTTTCCCATGCGACTGACATATTACCAACACTTACTGGGTATAATCCAGAAAAGCTATACACATATTCAACTTTATTTGTGTTTTGAGAAAATACTGCAACATCCATTGTTGAAGCATATTCGCTTTTATAACCCATTTCAAATGGTAATGCGTTATTTACTGACCCATAATTACCACCACTTCTGTCGTAGTTTACCACCGCCTGCATCCATCTGTGATAGAACTTTAACACGCCAAAGTTCGAATCCATCATAAATGTTGCAGGTAGAACTGGGAAAGACATACTTTGTGGTCTTCTAGTGATGGCTCCGAACCCCTGTTGTTGAATGTCTGCTGTACCCAATTCCATTTCTGGTAACTGAACTGATCTACAGAAAAACTCTAAGTCTCTACTTACTGGTATTGCACCTAACTCGTCACGCAACGCACGAGGAATGTTTACTCTAGCAAAGAACAAATTGCTTTTGGCTAGACCATGCTGACCTATTTTTGAATTGAATTCGCTTATACTAAAAGCCATTTTTTTATCCTAATTTTCGTCTTGAATCAGCAAACACAGTTGCTTTTGATGCACCAACAAATCTTTCTGTTGGTAAGAATAGTGCTATATCCCATTCTGATGGGTATACATACATAAATTTACTTTGTACTTGCTTAGTCAAGTATCTCTTTAAGCATGGCTTAAACCCCTCAAATCTAGACGCACTATCTAGAATTTTATAACTTATTCTAAGTCTCGTGGTTTCGTCATATGACTTATTATTAGCAGTCTCATACAACGCATCCATCAGTTTAGCCCTAAGCGGCAGTGGTAAATAGTGGAGATTCAGACCATAAAATCCACCCTTAACCTTTTTAAATGGAAAGATTAGTGGCATTCTGTCATAGTATGGTAGTTTTGCCTTTGTCTTTGCATCGTAAAGATACATATACATTCCACCAATCAAGGGTTGAGTCGTCATTCGCTCTCTTTGATTACTACCAAAGAAGTCGTTTTCTTTTACTCTACCATACTTCTTTGCTTGATCACGATACCAATCACGAGCCTTATCAGTTCTAGCAGGTATCTGCCCCGATCTTACACCCTTGTTAAGTATTTCATCAAACAGTACAGCCATTAGAGTATTACTACACCTTCTTCGATTAATCTTTGTCTATTGAGCATATGCTTCTCTTGAATCTCTTCTTTTGATCCACCAAAATAGAGTACAGCATGACCCTCGTCAATTAATATCTTTGTGACTGGTCTTACAGCATCAGTCTGAGCATCATATACATCAAAGTCACCAAGAATACGACCAAACTTACCTTTCATGTCTTCGCCATTTCTTGCGATTTGTGTACGCAATACTGTTTTCTCACCTAGTAGTTGCTTGAGTCTTTCCTTTGCGGCTAGACCAAACTTCTTCTCTACTAAGTCTCTTGTTCTTGATTCAGGTGTGTCGATGCCCATGATACGAACTCTTTCGTTTCTCATCCAGATACCAAAACCTAGATCGATGTCCACATCTACAGTATCACCATCTACTATCTTAACTACATTACATTTATAATCATACATTACTTTATTCCTAATTCATTTTCGGTGATTATTCTAAAGATATACCCTCTATCCTTACAAAACTCTTCAGCCGCTTTCCATTTAGCAGAGTTAACGCCCCAAGTTTTTACTTCATTCAAGTATCTTTTTGTAGGCTTATTTCTTTTTGTATTCTGTACCTTTGGTGCTTGCGTTTGAGCATATGGCTTCACCTCTATCAGTACTTTTTCTTTCTTCTTCTGTCTATTTATCTGTTCTACATAAAAGTCTGGAAAATATCTGTGCATTCTTCCATCTATAGGTGAACGATATGGTACAATAATTTCTTCACTATTCCACTTAATAACGTGTGGGTGCTTGTCTAAATAAGACATCAGCTTCAGTTCCCAACCACTTCTGTATATTATATTAGTCGGGTCACCCTTATATTTTTGTGGATTTTTAGGTTTAAATCTTCCCTGATAATACTTTGCCATGTTATAAAACTCATATAAATAATTGTCATAGACTAACTTATTATTTATATAAAGGTTCAGATATGTCATCTACAAAAGGCAATAAAGGATTACTCAAGACAAACCCTATGGAGCATATTGCTCAAAGAAGAGTTGAGAACAAGGGCCCGTCAACAGTAATGACTTTCCCTAAAAATATAGGCGCACATGGAACGCTCATGCGATTCTTTGAATATAACTATGGGGGATTAAAAGGCTCAGAAGAAAAGCGTCTTGCAGAAATAATGCTGCCTCTACCCAAACAAATTCAAGATAATTTAAAAGTGAATGTTGGGGGTGACGAACTAGGGCTTGTTGGTGGATTTACTGCACAGTTAGCGTCTGACCCAGGTGATGCAAAGCGAGTATCAGATTTTGTTAAAGTGGGGGCGGGTAACATAGCCAATCTTGCAGGTAGACTTTTAGGTGGTAAAGATGTTGCGGCAACAGTACGATCTATTGTAGACGGGGCTAGTAGAACTGCTGAAGGTGCTTTGGATTCTAGTGGATTTATCACACGAGCAGGTCTGACTAAAATGTCGCCAGACTTTGCCAATGGTCTGGGTAAAGGGCGAGGTACAGCAGTAAATCCATTTGCGAGTATGGTATTTAAGGGTGTCGATCTCAAAGTACACTCACTAGAATGGTTATTATCACCAGAAAGCGAGAGCGAAGCAAAAGAATTAAAGAAAATTATTCGTACATTACAACGAATGGTGTTACCAAAAGTGCAGTCAGCGTTTGGTTCAGATGCAGATAGTACTGGTATTGAAGTTGTTGATCGTGGTATTATGCGCTACCCTGCTATGTGTAATATTTATTTAATGGGCGTCAACGAGTCATACTTCCTAAGATTTAAAACAAGTATGATATCAAATCTATCTATTGACTATACTCCTAATGGTATTGCATTAAATAAGGGTGGCAAGCCATCTGCTATTCGTATTACAATGACGCTAAATGAAGCATTTATTCATACAGCGGCTGATCATCAACCATCTGATTTATTAGAAGAATATCTTGCAGAGAAAGTCGAAGATGCTATCACAGAAACTCTTTCAGATGACGAAGCACCAGAATATGATGCTACTGTCGTAAGAACGAGTACGAATCAACCACCAACTCCTAATCAACAGAGAGCCGATGATGAAGTAACAATCACGACAACGCTCCAAAGTGGAGCAACACAATCCAAAGTAGTGCCTAAATCACAGCTAAAAGATCAGGGGTACAGTGATGCTCAGATAGCGGGTGCAAGCCCAAGTGGTATTGAAGGCGTTACATTCTCATCGAATGGAGCATAATTATGTACTTCGAGAACTTTCCCACAACAAAATTTCATGGCGAGACTCTTGCTGATATCACTCGTAAGGCTAAATTAGATTCAATTGTTGAATCATCTGCTCTTGCTTATATGACATATACAATTGCAGAAGGCGAGAGACCGGAAGACGTAGCATATCTTTATTATGATTCAGTACAGTATTCTTGGTTAGTGCTTATGGCTAATGATATTATTGATCCATATTCACACTGGCCTAAGTCAGAAAAAGAATTAGATGAATATATTAAAGTGCAGTACGCAAAAGAAGCAAACACAACAGGTGACGCTGTAATAGAATGGGCTAAGAATGCAACAATTGGCTCAAATATTTTATATTATCAAGAGTTTGAAGACCCTGCTATTCAATTAAATCGTGCATCATATTTAAATACATCACCAACAGAGAAAGCAAAGTTCTATCCAGTTCGTGTATATGATTACGAATTTTCTCAAAACGAAGCCAGACGAGAAATTGTTTTAATTAACAAAGGTTTATTATCTACAATCAAAGATCAACTTGGAACTGTATTGCATGACTGATTTATTATCTAATGCTGGCTTTTATGTTCTGAAGAGCGCCGTACTCTATCCCCTCTATCCAGACGAGCAAAGAGCCAAAAGCGCCAGTCTGCCCGATTTCGTAGACATCACAAAGGTCGTAACCAACTGGACTCTATCAGAAAGTATGGATTCACCCTTTCTCACAGGCACAATGAAGCTAGTAGAAGGCGATAA